ATATATCGACAGACCCCGCCGTAGCGGCTGCGCCCGCATCGATATTGGTAGAGGTCAGCGTGGTAATGGTGCCTGCCGCAACCGTCGCCATCGTGGCGGCGGTACCTTTGGTCATCAGGAAACTGGCCGCTTCGCCCGCATCGGGAATGGTGTACGTCCGGTGCGCCGCTTGCGAAGCGTTGGTGATAGTGGTCGTGAACGCGCCCGCGCTTTCCGTCGCTATCAGCGACAGCTTGCCGGTCGTGGTCGTCGCCGGGAATATATCGACGGAACCCGCGCCGCCAGCGCCCGTCGCATTGCCTAAGTCAATGTCCTTGCCGATGATGGTAGGCGCGGTCAAGGTAGTAACGGAGGCCGCCGTAAATGTGCCCGTCGGGCTAACGCCCGTTGACATCACGAACGACGCATTGCCGCCCGCATCGGGGATAGTGTAAGTTCTACCCGCCGCTTGCGAAGCGTTTACGATAGTGGTGGTCGTGTTGCCGTCGCTCGCCGCTGCCGTTATCGACAGTTTGCCTTTATTTCCTGCCGAAGCCGGGAAAATATCGATTGTGCCCGCTACGCCCGCCGCCGTACCGGCATCCAGGTTAGTGACATTGGCCGTAGGCGCGGTTAGCGTCGTTACAGTAGCTGTAACAAACGAGCCTGTCCCTGCGGATATGGCAGGGCGCGTCAATGTCGCATCGGTCGCAAAGACCAACGCGCCGGTGCCGGTTTCGTCACTGATAAGCGCGGCTTGTTCTGCTGAAGTCGCTACCGCCGCGCCGAATTTTGCGGCTGGCGCATTTTTAATGGTGGTTGATCCCATGACTATACACTCACGCTGGCGGTCACAGCGGCATCTGTGCCGCTAAGACTGGTTAAGATACAATAAATAAAGGGGTACGCCGCTGCGCAAATTTCACTGGTTACATCGCCCCCCGAAGCGGAACTCAGGGTGCTGGTGGCAAAGACCAGGCCGTTAGTTGTGCGGTTGGTGTTGCACCCGTAAAAAGTAACGATTGCGTCCACCTGATCGGTGCCGGTAATAAAAGCCTCTACGGTAAGCGGTCTGCCGGGAATAAGGGCGGTGTACGATTGGCAGTTGGCAGTAACCCCATCCAATAATACAAATATCTCTGTTTCGTTACTCATCACAATTCCTGTTTAAAATTCAGCTAACTATCATTTGGTAAGGGATATCCGTCTGTCGTTCTCGCATCACGGATGCCGGTAATCGGGGGCCGAAACGGGACTCGAAAATCGCCATGTCGTCTATTGCCTTCTTTGCGTTAAAGGTGTCCGCATCCCGCTTCATATAGCACAACCCGGTAATCCCATAAATCAGGTCGGGGTGGTAAATCTCATCCATTTCGGGGACATCTTCATCAAACTCTATCGCTACCGGAAGTCGAGCTATTTCCAGCATCGCGGTATCGGCTTTAATAGGTTGTGGCACAAAAGTTACCGTGCGCACGACAATCCCGGTATCATCACCCTTGCCCGCCATTGTCTGGTCGAGGGCGTAGAACGTAGGCGCGCCTTTTTGCGTAGGCCGGAAACGGTTAAGTTGGCTTAAGCGGCGAAAACTGGTTTGCCGGAGAAAAACGGAAGGCGCGGAGGCCAGATAAATCGAGTTTACGGCTAACGTGCCGCTGGGAAGGGGGTATTTGGCGTTCCAATCGAGATTGCCGTCCTGCGTAAACGGTATCTCCACGTCATCAACGACGACCAAATTGGCGCGTATGCACGCATCGCTGATAGTATCATTGGTGTTGTGCAGTATGTCGTGTTCCGTCCACAGGTATTTAGCCGGATTTTGGTCATCCAGCCTTGACCGCACTCTATGAACTATTTGTTTGTAGGTAAGCATCCGGATCCCTGTTGAATAGCCGCCATGCTTTTATGAAGAAGCGTTTAAGCTATTCGGAACGTGGCGTCATCTCGACGCGAGAAAAATAATCAAGCAAGGCTAGCATCCGGTTCAACAGGGGTTTTAGCTTTAACCGCTTCCGCCTTGGCGGCTTTCGCCTGTTCAGCGGCGGACAGTATTTCCGTTTCGTCGGCACGGTAGTTTTTACCGTCCTGCATATATTTAATATCAGGATACTGGCAACCGTCATGCTCGCCATAGGGTCTGCTTTTATCCAGCGCCATTCAGCTTGCTCCTGTGCCCTTGTACCTTGGCCATAAAATAAGTTTCTTCGTGCGCGTACCGCTGCCCATCGCCGTAACTCTCGCCCGAACTGGTATCGTTCCACGCTACGCCGGAAGGCTGACGCACCGAGCCGCCCGCAATAAAGCCGGTTTGCACGGGGTCGTTTTCCTGTAGCAGCGCGCTGTCGCCGGAGTTATCCGGCGAATCAGTAAACATCATAACGCACGCAGCCATGACTTAACGGCCTATGGTAAAGGACTTGCCGTTGCCTTTGACTGACGCTTTAACAGTTTCCTGGCGGAAACCGTCGCCGCGAGTTTCCTGTTCCAATTGAATGCCGCCATTGGCGATAGACTCAACGGAACTTAAACCGGAATCGACTCCGGCAGTTAAACCGGAACCCGCCACGTTGGGCATATTAGTCGGTTTGTTGGTGCTGTTCGCATTAATTTCAGACATCGTAATTCACCTTATATAAAAATTCGTTATTCGTAAAAACCTTAGAACCAGGCTAAAGTCACATCTACTATGGCCGCGCCTGCGATAGAGCCGCCAACGGGTGCCGTAAACGCAATCGTAATAGGACCTAGCGCCTGAATAGCCGCCGGAAACGGGGATGTTACGCCCGCAGGGTTAGATAAAGCGGTTAAATCAACCACAGGGACTTTAGGGTTGGAACCGGTTACGCCTGTTTTATTACACTGCGTACCCCAGCCTAAAACTGCATCGGCTTGCGCCGGAGCAACCAAGGTGCCGAAAGACAATATGCCAAGAACCGTAGTGTTGCTTGTCACACCCACAATAACGGTTGCCGCCGTGCCTGTTCCAACGAAACTGGATGAAACCGAGGCGTTAATATCCACCAAACGGCATTTATTACAGCCGGGAGGGGGAGAAACCGTCCAACTGGAAGGTGCTGTATACGCAACGGAGCGTGTATAAGTTGCGTAAATAGGGTCTTTATAGGATGACATTATCGTTTCCTGCTGGGCTATTAAGCCGTTAAATTCGTTTTAGAACCACGCCAGTACGATATCGCAAATCGCCGCGCCCGCTACTGCACCGTTACCCGTGCCAGTACCCGCCGTTGTGCTAATACCGACCGGCCCCAACACTTCAAGAGCCGCTGGGAAAGGCGTAGCTGCCAATAGGGGGTTAGCTGTACCGGTTAAGTCAATGACGGGCACCCTCGGATTAGAACCGGTTACGCCAGTTTTATTAACTTGGGATTGCCAGCCCAAAACGGTTGCCGCTGCCGCGCCATTAGCGAAAGAAAGTACGCCAAGGGCCGCTGGATTAGTCGGTACGCCTACCGTTACCGTAGCCGCAAGCGTGCTGCTAACATAACTAGTCGTTACTGTGGCATTAATATCTACCAGCCGTACTTTATTACAACCTGGAGGTGGTGAAATAGTCCACGTTACCGCTGCTGTACCAGATACAGTGCGGGTATAGGTTATGTAAATCGGGTCTTTATATGAAGCCATGTTTGCTTCCCGCTATGCCGTTAGGCCGTTAAATTGTATGTTAGAACCAAGCCAACACGACATCGCAAATAGCATTACCCGCAGGCGAACCGCCGGTACTTGCTGTCATGCTAATGGATACTGGGCCCAAAGCCTCGATAGCCGCTGGATAAGGCGAAGTTACCGCCGCTGGATTAGAAGCGCCCGTAAGGTCAATAACCGGAACAATCGGGTTAGCCCCCGTTACACCCGTCTTTTTAACCTGAGATTGCCAGCCAAGCACTGCTCCCGCTTGCGAAGGCGCGTCTTTTGTTCCGAAAGACAATACGCCCAACACCGTCGGATTAGTAGGCACACCAACAGCCAGCATAGCCGGTGTGGTCTCGCCCACAAAGCTAGTCGTTATTACCGAAGCATTGATATCCACCAAGCGCACTTTGTTACAACCGGGAGGCGGAGCCACCGTCCACGCTGCTGGCGTTTCCCCCGCGACAGTACGTGTGTACGTCACTATAATCGGGTCTTTGTATGAAGCCATTTACGGTTCCTCTGAAATTGGTTATGCCCCGACTATGCGCCGTGGGCAATGGCGTTCTTAACGCTATCTTGTCAATGCTTTAAACGCCAGAATTATGTAATTATGACGTAAGTCATTGATTACGCTGCCGAATCCCACTTCAAAATTCTTGCATTAGCGGCATCGGGGTGCGATAAAGCAAAACCTTCCAAGGCATACCACGCAATGGCGCGTTCACGACCAAAGTCGCCGGGGATTTGCCCACGGAGTTCTTCAGGAATCGCCACGCCTTCAGACACAGTATCCGCGCCCA